GCGGCCAGCTGACCGAGCTGCGATCGCTGAGCTATACGGGCTCACCTGCTGCTGTTGATGGCCGGTCGCAGGCGCAGCAGGATCTGGACGCGGTGCAGGCCGCGATCCGTGCGCTGGTATCTGGCGGCGCGGTGCAGCAGTACAGCATCGGCAGCAGAAGCCTGACCAAGATGCGGCTTGATGATTTGATGGCATTGGAAAGCAAGCTGAAGGCGGACGTGAAACGTGAGCAGATGGCGGAACTTATGGCTAACGGGCTGGGCAACCCTCACAATCTGTTCGTGAGGTTCTGACATGGGACTTAGAACGCGACTGTTTCGGGCGATGGGCTTTGAACCGGTGCGTCCTCGGGCGCGGGCATATCAGGGCGCACGTGTCAGCCGACTGACAGCGGACTGGGTGACGAGCGGCACCAGCGCTGACGCCGAGATCAAGTCGAGCTTCAAGGCATTGCGCAACCGTGCGCGGCAGTTGTGCCGCGACAACGACTACGCGCGGCAGGCGGTGCGCGCGATCCAGAACAACGTGATCGGCCACGGCATCCGTCATCAAGGGCAGGTGCGGATGTTGCGCGGCGGCAAGCTCGACGAGGCGATCAACGGCCGCATCCATGAGCAGTGGGAGAAGTGGATGCATAAGACCCGCTGCGATGTGAGCGGCATCCTTGGCTTCCACGACATCGAGCGCCTGCTGGTGCGCAGCATGGCCGAGTCGGGCGAGGTGTTCGTGCGGATGATCAAGCGGCCGTTTGGTGACAGCCGTGTGCCGTTTGCGCTGCAGGTGCTCGAGGCTGACTACCTGATCGACGATGACGTGCCGCAGGCGGCCGAGGGCAACACGGTACGGATGGGCATCGAGGTGGATCAATACCTGCGGCCGCAGGCGTATCACTTCTACGCCAATCATCCTGGCGACACCTACGCGGGCAACGCGCGCACCAACGGCCGCCGCATCCGTGTGCCAGCCAATGAGGTGATCCACCTGTTCCTGCCTGAGCGGCCATCGCAGACGCGGGGCGTGACGTGGTTCGCGTCGGCGCTGATGCGGCTTCACATGTTGCAGGGCTATGAGGAGGCCGAGGTGGTGCGTGCGCGGGCGAGCAGCGCGCTGATGGGATTTATCACCAGCCCCGAGGGCGAGCTGGTGGGTGATGAGGTCTACGAGGGCGAGCGTGTCAGTGAGTTTCAGCCGGGCGTGTTCAAGTATCTGCAGCCGGGCGAGAGCGTCACGGTGCCGGACCTGAACAGCCCTGACGGACAGCTTGAGCCGTTTACGCGGTCGATGCTGCGGGCCGTGGCTGCTGGCGTGGGTGTTTCGTTTGAGAGCATCAGCAAGAACTTCTCAGAGAGCAACTACAGCAGCAGCCGGCTGAGCCTACTGGAGGAGCGCGACACCTACCGGGTGTTGCAGCGGTACATGGTGGAGAACTTCCACCAGCAGGTGTTTGAGCAGTGGCTTGAGATGGCGGTGCTGAGCGGCGCGCTGAGCCTGCCGGGGTATGAGACCAACCCTGACCGCTACCGCGCTAGCCGGTGGGTGCCCCGCAGCTGGGAGTGGGTTGACCCGCAGCGCGAGGTGGCTGCATACAAAGCGGCGGTCCGGTGTGGCTTCAAGACGCTGGGCCAGGTGATCGCGGAACAGGGCGGCGACCTTGAGGATGTGCTTGTGGCGCGTCAGGCCGAGCTGGCGATGCTCGATCAGATGGACATCGTCACCGACACCGACCCGAGTGAGGTGAGCGATGCCGGCCTGATTCAAGCCAGGCCGACTGGCACCGTTGACGTTTTTGGCGACACCGAGCCACCGATGGAGGAGGAGGAATACGAGGATGAGTCTGTGCTCGAGGATCCGACTGAGGCGCCTGAGGATTGATGGCAACCGTCAACGGGCAGGACATTGATCTGACGCCAACCGATGGCATGAAGACCGAGGCGCAGCGGTATCGCGACTGGAAAGACGAGGGCCGGGCAGGCGGCACTGAGGTGGCCGCGGCCAGGGCGCGGCAGATCCTAAGCGGTGATGAGCTGAGCCCCGACACTGTGATCACCATGGCGGCATGGTTCGCGCGGCATGAGGTGGACAAACAGGGCGAAGGATTCAGTCCTGACGAAGATGGCTATCCATCACCGGGCCGTGTCGCATGGGCCGCATGGGGTGGTGATGCGGGCCAGAGTTGGGCCACGGCCAAGGCCGATAGAATCAAAGCATTAGAAGATCGAAGCGCCGTGATTCTTGCGCGCCCCTATCCCAACGAACACGCCGCCAGGCTGACCGATCCCGATCAGTACGATTCGCTGCGCCGCGAGAACGGCGCCGGCGGTGCTGGCATTGATTTCATCTATGGGATCAAGGAAGGCGTGAGCGAGGTCCAGGCGATCCGGTTCAGCAGTTCGCAATACAGCCCAGCCGAGGCGCGCGCTTGGCTGGCTGAGCATGACTTCAGCGCGATCATGTTTGAGGAGGCCACCGGCGACGGCGAGGGCCGCAGCCTCGAGGGCAAGTATCAGCGCGCTGAGGTGACGACTTTCGATGAGGTGCAGGACCGCACCTATGAGTTCCCGTTCAGCTCTGAGTTCCCGGTTGCGCGTTATTTCGGCAACGAGATCCTGAGCCATGAGGCCGACGCCGCCAACCTAAACCGCCTGAATGATGGCGCGCCGCTGCTGTTCAACCACAACCCTGACAAGGTGATCGGAGTGGTTGAGCGGGCATACATCGACGGCAAACGCCGCCGCGGCTATGCACGCGTGCGGTTCAGCCGCAATGCTTTCGCTCAGGAGATCTTGAGCGATGTGAAGGATGGCGTTCTACGGAATGTTTCCTTCGGCTACTCCATCGACAAAATGGAGGAGCGTGGCAGTGGCGACTATGTTGCAACTGCCTGGTCTCCTTATGAGATCAGCGTTGTCTCGGTGCCGGCTGACCCCGGCGTCGGGATCGGCCGATCTTTTGAGGCTGACACCCCTGCTGCTTCGGCAGCACCATCCCCTGATCCCATTCCTTCAATGGAAAACGCCACCCCCGATCTGGCCGTGGTGCAGGCCGAGGCCGCTCAGGCCGAACGGTCCCGCATCTCGGACATCACTGCCCTGTGCGACAAGCACGGCATGGCAGACCTGGGCCGGCAGCTGGTTGAGTCTGGTCGTTCAATCGACGAGGCTCGCGCTGCTGTGCTCGACAAGCTCAACATTCACCAGGAGACCGTGACCATGCAGGCCGCCGACCTTGGCCTTAGCGAGAAGGAGAGCCGCAACTTCTCTTTCCTGCGCGCCATCAACTTCCTTGCCAACCCAACCGATCGCTCGGCCCGCGAGGCTGCTGCCTTCGAGATCGAAGCCTCCGATGCTGCTGCGGCCAAACTGGGCCGTCAGTCGCGCGGCATCACCATCCCTCAGGATGTGCTGCGTCGTGACTTGAACGTGGGCGCTGCTACCGCTGGCGGCAACCTCGTCGCCACCGAACTGGACGCCGGCAGCTTCATTGACCTGCTGCGCAACGCTTCCGCTCTGGATCAAGCTGGCGCCACTGTGCTGACCGGCCTGACCGGCAACGTTGCTATCCCCCGCCAGTCCGGCGCTGCTACCGCCTACTGGGTGGCCGAGAGCGGCTCGCCCACCGAGAGCCAGCAGACCGTTGATCAGGTCAGCCTGACTCCCAAGACTGTTGCAGCCTTCACTGACTACAGCCGTCGCCTGATGCTGCAGTCCAGCATCGACGTTGAGAACATGGTCCGCAGCGACCTGGCTCGCGTTCTTGCCCTGAAGATCGACCTGGCTGGTCTTTACGGCACCGGCAGCAACAGTGAGCCCCTCGGCCTGAAGTTGACCACCGGCATCGGTACCGAGAACTTCGCCGCTGCTGCCCCCACCTTCGAGGAAGTGGTGGCACTCGAGAGCGATGTGGCAACTGCTAACGCACTACTCGGCAGCCCGGTCTATCTGATGAACGCTGCCATGCGCGGCGGTCTCAAGACCACCAAGAAAGATGCCGGCTCCGGCATGTTCATCATGGAGGGCAACGAGGTCAACGGTTACCGCGGCGTGCTGTCCAATCAAGTGGCAGCTGGCGATCTGTGGTTCGGCAACTTCGCTGACCTGATCATCGGTTACTTCAGCGGTCTCGACATCATGGTCGATCCCTACAGCAACAGCACCAGCGGCACCGTCCGCGTGGTCGCAATGCAGGACGTGGACATCGCCGTCCGTCATCCTGAGTCCTTCAGCCGCGGCGCTGATACCCTCTGATCATGTTGATCAAGGTCCTACGGCAGACAATGCTGGCAGGGCAGGTGGCCAGAATCGGGGACGTCCTTGAGGCATCCCCCTCTGACGCCAAGTTCCTGATCGGTATTGGCAAAGCTGTTGAAGCCATCGCAGAGGTGGCTGATCTGGCTCAGTTCGGACCTGAGCCGACCCGCAAACCAACAACCCCCAGACGGAGGGCTAAGCCATGACCATTCACAATCTCGGGACCAAAACTGAGGTCCTCAACTTTCTGCCCAATGATGTGGTGACAGCTACTGTCACCGCCAGCACCGCCATCGATCTGGTGGATTATGAAGGCGACATCGCCGTGATCCTTTGCGCCGAAGCAGGCGGCGCCAGCATCACCTACCTTGGCAAGCTGACCGAATCCGACACGTCTGGTGGCTCTTACACCGACGTGACCGGCGGCGCGTTCACCGTCACTGCCGCCAACACCGCATCGGTTCAGAAGATCGCTGTCAACTCTGACAACATGAAGCGATTCATCAAGGCAGTGGTGACAGTTGCAGGCGGCACTGGTGCCGGCGCTGTGACGATCGTCGGCCTCGGCTCTAAAAAGTACAGCTGATGACCTTTACGGAGGATCTCGGAATCTTCCTGGCGGACTTCGGCGTCAGCTGCACAGCTGGCGCCGTTACCGCTCTGGGCATCCTTGACATGCCAAGCCAGGTGCTGGCCAATGGCATGGTGCTCAGCACTGACTACACACTGACTGCCAAGGCTTCTGACTTTGGCACACTGACCCGCGGCAGCTCGATCACGGTCGATGCTGTGGCCTATACGGTGCGGGAGGTGATGCTGATGGATGACGGAAAGATCGTTCAACTCGGACTTCAAAAGACATGAGTGGTCCCTTCAAGATCAATACCCGCAGTGCATGGGCATCCCAGAACCCGGTGCTGCTGGCCGGCGAGCCTGGCGTTGAAAGCGAGACCGAAAACCTCAAGATCGGAGATGGTCGGACAGCATGGTCTGGCCTGCCTTACTTCGGGAACCCTGGCTATTGGGGTTCGTTCTGGGATGCAACATCGCAGACGGCGACAGCGAACACGCCGACCGCGATCAAGCTGCGCAAGAACGATCTGGATAATCGCGGCGTTAAAGTCATCTCTGACACCCGCATCACGGTTGACCATCCTGGCATTTATAGCTTCACGTTCTCGATCCAGTTCAGCAATACCGATTCGAGCATCCACGACATCAACGTTTGGCTGCGCAAGAACGGCAGCGGCGCCAGCGGTGATGTGGCCGACAGCGACAGCAGGTTTAGCATCATCGCCAGGCATGGCGGCATCGACGGCAACGTGATCGGAACGGTCAACTTCGTGCTCAAGCTGGCAACAGCGGATTACATTGAACTGATCTGGGCAACCGCCAACGTTGCCGCATACATCCACGCCGAAGCCGCCGAAACCAGTCCGTTCGCGCATCCCGGTATCCCCGGGATTATCTGCACCGTGATTCAGGTGGCATCAGCATGACGACCCGCCGCGAGTCAATCTTGGCCGCTATTGCTTCGGCGCTGGCAGGCACCACGGGCGTCAGCACGCGCATCTATCGCAGCAGGGTGGAACCGCTTAGCAGGGGCGAAAGCCCGGCGCTGGTAATCGAGCCGATCAATGACACGGCTGAGCAGAACACCAGCCTGCCGAAGCTGGACTGGTCGCTGACGGTGCGCATCGCGGTGATCGTGCGGGGCAACATCCCCGACCAGCTGGCAGATCCCATAATTGAAAGCCTGCACGCCAAGCTGATGGCCGACCTAACGCTGGGCGGCTATGCGATCGACGTGCAACCGCAGGGCGTCAACTTTGAACTGGTAGAGGCTGATCAACCTGCTGGCGTGATCGGCTGCGACTACCTGATTCGCTATCGCACCAGCGTCGTTAATCTGGCCACAGCGTAGGTAGCTAGGATGATCAATGAATACCACGGCCAAGGCGGCTCCTACGCCTTGGATCCGCACACCGGCAAACTCAAGCTCATCGAGCGAACAGAGCCGGCACAACCCTCCAGCCTTGAGGAATTGACCGATGCCGCTCCTAAGCCGCAAACGCCTGATCCTGGCAAAAACCGAAAGCCCCTACGGAACCGACAGCAGCCCAGACGGAACTGATGCCGTGCTGGTGCGTGATCTCAGCATCACGCCCCTTCAGAGCGACACCGTTGATCGTGAGCTGATCCGCCCATACCTTGGCGCATCACAGCAGCTGCTGGCCAATACGCGCGTCGAGGTGACCTTTCAGGTTGAGATGGCAGGCAGCGGCACGGCCGGCACGGCGCCCGCATTCGGCCGGGTGATCCAGGCTTGCGGATTCAGCGCGACGACCACCGGCTCGGCCGTCACCGGCACTGCGCAGACCGGCTCGGCTGGCAGCATCACGCTCGCTGCTGGCGCAAGCAGCACGAACGACATCTACAACGGCATGGTGATCTCGATCACCAGCGGCACCGGCAGCGGCTCAAGCGGCATCATCACTGATTACGTCGGCAGCACCAAGGTCGCAACCGTTCAAAAGACCACCGCTGCATTCACACCTGACAACACCAGCGTCTACAGCATCGCCGCGAACGTGGCATACAAGCCGGTCAGTGACACGTTCAGCAGCGTGAGCATCTACTACAACATCGACGGTGTGCTGCATAAGGTCACCGGCTGCCGCGGGACCTTCACGATCAATGGCGCAGTTGGCGAGATTCCGACGCTTGATTTCACGATGACGGGCATCTACAACGCCCCCACCGATACGGCCGCCCCTGCCGCTACCTATACCAATCAAGCGGTGCCGGTCATCTTCAAGAACGGCAACACGACCAACTTCCAGCTGCTCAGCTACGCCGGTTGCCTGCAGTCGGTCGAGCTTGACATGGGCAACGAGGTTGTCTATCGCGAGTTGGTGGGTTGCTCCAAGGAGGTGCTGATCACGAACCGCGCCGTTACCGGCACCGTCGTGCTCGAAGCGCCGACCATCGCAAGCAAGGATTATTTCACGGCTGCCCTGTCTGATTCAACGCTTGGCAACCTGACGCTCAAGCATGGTCAGACCGCCGGTAACATCGTCACGCTCACCAGTTCGACCATCGACATCGGTGATGTGAGCTACGAAGACCAGGACGGCATCCACATGTTGTCGATCCCTGTGGTTGCAGTTCCGGGCAGCACCGGCAATGATGAGATGATTCTGGTCTTCACCTGATCCCTGCATGGCATTCGTTCTCAAGCAATCCGCCACCTACTCATGGCCGGTGCCGTTCAAGGTGCCGACCGATGGCGGCAAATACGAGAAGCAGACCTTTGATGCGGAGTTCAAGCGGCTGCCGCAGTCCAGGATCAACGAGATCCAGACAGAGGTGCAGGCACGCCTACGCGCGACTGAGTTTGGTCGACCGTTTGAAGGAGACGTTTCGGACATCTCGATTGCTGACGAAGTGCTGGCGGGCTGGGCCGGCGTTGTTGATGACGAGGGCGAAGAGGTGCCATTCAGCGCCACCAGCAAAGCCCAGCTGCTCAACATCCCCGGTCTAGCGGGCTCGATAATTCAGTCCTATTTCGAAAGCATCCAAGGGAAGAAAACAAAAAACTGACCGAGGCTGCGCGGTACTGGATCAAGGGTGGCGTCATTGACAACACCGCTGACGACGCTGCAGCCTTCGGCATTGATCTCAACCTGCCGCCAGAGCCGGAGCACTTTGAGGTTGAACCGGAGGCATGGCCTGCTGTGCAAATGTTCCTGAGGTGTCAGACTCAGTGGCGCAGCGGGCCGACTGGAGTGATCGGGCTTGACTACCTTGCGCTGGATCTAGCGTTTAGACTGTATGGAGCAGAGGACCCCGCCGCCATGCTGGAGGACATCCAGGTGATCGAAGGCGAGGTGCTTATGGCTGCGCAAAAGGGGGCCAAGTAAATGGCGCTGAACATGGATGCGGCCGTCCGGGTCAAGGCCAGCGTTGACGGGCTGGGCGAGATCAACAGCCTGAACAAAGCGCTTGGCAATACTGAACGGCAAGCCAAGGAGACTGGCGGTGCGCTAGGGCGGATCAAGGGCGTGGCTGGCGGATTGGCCGGCGCTCTTGGCGCCATTATCCCTGCGGCGGGCATTGCAGCTATTGCCGCATTTGGGAAGCGCGCCATTGACGCGGCCGACAACCTGAATGATCTCAGCAAACGGACCGGCGTTAGTGTTGAATCCTTGAGCCGGTTTCAAGGGGCTGCCGATGACAGCGGCACTTCGATTGATGAAGTTGCCAAGGCCATGGGCAGGTTTAGCAAGGGGTTGGTCGCCGCAAGCTCTGGCGCAGACGAATACGCAAGCAAAGTCAAAACATCAAGTGATGATGCGCTGGAAGCGATTAGAAGGGGAGAGCGCGAGCAAACCGATTTAATCAAAGATCAGGGTAGAGAACGTCTTAGCGCATTGCAAGATGAAACTGATTCAAGAATGCGCGAGCTTAACAAGCGATATAGAGGGGAGCAAACTTTGCTCAATG